ACTGAGATAGATTTAACTAATGCTACTATTGATACTGGTTTTGGTGCTTATACTGCTACTGAGACTGATGTTAAGAGGGCATTTGAACTTAAGCATAGACAACTTCCAATCTTTAAGAGAGACTTTGTAGGAAGTGCTACAACTACAGTTAGCTTAACTGAAGATACTATCAGAATACCTGATCATTACTTTGTTACAGGAGAGCAATTATCTTACAGATATACTGGTTCTGGAACTACTTCTTCCATTGGTATTACTACTCAAACTATTACTGGGTATGGTAGTACTGATAAACTACCTTCCACAGTTTATGCAATTAAGGTTGATGATTCTACACTTAGGCTTGCTTCTTCTGCAGAGAATGCATTAAAGACTACACCTACTTATTTGGATATCACTGCTGTTGGTGTTGGAACTTCTCATTCCTTCACATCAACTAAGCAAAATTCAAGATGTATATTAAGTATTGATAATGTGGTTCAATCTCCAATAGTATCTACTGCTGTAACTACTACTATCACTGCTGATGTATCTGCTACAACAGATAAGATTAAATTGTCAGGTATCACATCTATTACTGGTGGTGATATGTTGAAGATTGGTGATGAGATTATGAAGGTGGATTCTGTTGGATTGGGTGCTACTAACGTTTTATTAGTAACTAGACCTTGGATGGGTACACAATCAGGTGTTCATAGTGATGGAACTTTAATTACTAAAGTAGAAGGAAACTATAATATTGTTGATAGTACTGTTAACTTCTTTACTGCTCCTGTCGGATTAACTCCATTATCTACTACGACCAATGAACCAGATGAAAGGGATTGGGTTGGTATTGCAACTCATTCATCCTTTAATGGTAGATCATTTATGAGATCTGGTATTACTGGTAGTGTTGATGAACCTTATGCTGGTAACTATATCTTTGATGATATTTCTTCTAATTTTACTGGATTGACCACTCAATTTACTCTTCAATCTGAAGGTAGTAATATAACAGGATTCTCTACCAGTAATGCTATTTTGTTAGTTAATCAAATTCCTCAAGGACCACAAAGATATAGTGGTAGTGTAAGTGTTCCTGGAGATTATACTTTAATAGAAAGCGCAGGAATTACTAGTGTTCAATTTACAGGATCTATTTCTTCAGTATCATATGATCCCAATACTTCTAATGTTCCTTTAGGTGGTGTTATTGTTTCTGTTGGTTCTACAGAAGGATTAGGTTATCAACCATTGGTCGCTGCGGGTGGTACTGCTGTTGTTTCTGGATTAGGTACTATTAGTTCTGTAAGTATTGGAAATAGTGGATCTGGTTATAGAACTGGTATTCAGACAGTTGTTAATGTTGGTGTTCAAACTTTAAGCACAGGAGCACCTAATATTGAGTTTATCGGTACTGCTGCTATAAGTGGTGGTAATATTGTAAGTATTGCTATTACCAATCCTGGTACTGGTTATACATCAACTAATCCTCCAACAGTTGTAATAGATGAACCATTATCTTATGATAATATGCCTTTATTCTATTCTTCAAATCAATCTGGAGTAGGATCAGAAGCAAGAGCAAATGTGGTAGTTGGTTTAGGTGGTAGTGTAATAGACTTTGAAATTATTAATACTGGATATGGTTATGGTGAAACTCAAAAGTTAACTATTGGTGTTGGTGGTACTGTAGGTATTCCAACTGCAGGTGCTACTGAATTTAGAGAATTCCAACTAACAGTTAATGAGACTGTAAGTGATAGTTTTGCTGGATGGACAGTTGGAGACTTCCAAGTTTTAGATCCTCTAGATTCTCTATTTGATGGAAAAACAACTACATTCGCATTAAATTTAAATGGTGCTCAACAGACTATTCAATCTAAACCAGGATCAAATATTGATGTTGAAGTTGCTATTTTAGTGTTTATTAATGATATATTACAAGTTCCTGGAACTGGATATGAATTTAAAGGAGGTAGTTTTATTACCTTTAAGGAAGCACCTAAAGAAGGTGATACTTCTAAAATTCTTTTCTACCAAGGAACTGGATCTGTAGACGTTATTGATGTTGATATTTTAGAAACAATTAAGAAAGGAGATGAGATTAAATTATATGATCAAGATATATCTTTAGAAGAAAATAAGAGAACAGTAACTGTTATTAATTCATCTGATAGTTTGAATACTAATATCTATCCTGGACCTGGTATTACTACTAATGAAACTTTCCAAAGAGCTTTAACATGGTCTAGACAAACTGAAGATAAATTTATTGATGGTGAGGTAGTCTCTAAAGATAGACCTCATTATGAACCATTAGTATATCCTAATACTAATATTATTCAATCTGTAGGTGTTGGATCTACTGTTATCTTTGTTTCTAATATAAGAACATTCTTCGATAGTTCAAAAGAAAACTATAATGGACAAAGTGATATTAGAATAATTTCTCAGGATAGTGTAGTGGGAGCATCTGCTACTGCTAATGTTTCTGCTGCTGGAACTATAACTTCATTTACTATTACTAATCCAGGAGTTGGTTATACTGTAGCACCTACAGTTTCAATTTCTCTTCCAATAGGATTATCTACTTCTCAGGGTGCTCAAGCAACTTCAAGTATAAGTGGAGTAGGAACTGTTAGTGCAATTACAGTTTCTTATGGAGGAACTACTACTGGTTTTGCTTATACTAACACTAATGCTCCATCAGTTCTTATAGGAGAACCTAAGTTAATAACTTCTATTGAAACTATTGAAAATGTATCATACTCTGGTGATTTTGGAATTATATCTGGTATTTCTACTACATCTGTAGGAGTTGCTTCTACTGGTATAGTTTTTGATTTACTTCTTCCTAAGGATTCATTATTTAGAGATGGTTCTATTGTAGGAACTGCATTAACAGTAAGTGGAATTTCAACTGGATATTATTTTACAGTCTTTAATTCTAATGTAGGTGCTTCAGTAACTTCTCTATATCAAGATGGAACTGTGGTGGGTATAGGAACATCTTTCTTAGATAATGTCTATGAGGTTGCTCAAGTTTCTATTGCTCAAACTATGGGTATAGGAATTGGATTGACTTATGTTGCACAAGTTACAGTCAGTGTTCAAGATTTTAATGGATTGACTGGACTAGGGCATAGTGAGTTCTTTGGTGAATATAGTTGGGGAAGAATTGCTACTGCTCCTAGAGGATCAGCAAGAGTATTTACTTCTTATGCTGGTAATTCTACTGGATTAAGTGGTATAACTACCTCACCTATAATTGAAAGAGTGAATCCTTTAAGATACGTAAATTATAACACCTAAATAACTAAAAAAATACGTAAAAATGTCCGCCATTATAACTGATCAATTAAGAATATTGAATGCGAAGAATTTTGTCTCTGCAGCTACTTCTTCAGTAAATTCATATTATTCTTTTGTTGGTTTACCTAATGCAACTAATTACTCTTCTACTTGGGAATCAAATCCTCCTGCACCAAAGGATAGTTTTGAGCAAGAAGATGATTATTGGGATACTATGATTGCACTGAAGAAAATTAATTCTTCAGACGTGCGTATGATGGTTAGTAAAAATACATGGACATCTGGTATAACATATGACATGTATAGAAATGATATTAGTAGGACAAATACAGCAAAACCTTCTGGAGCAACTAGTTTATATTCTTCTAAATATTTTGTTGTAAATGAAGATTATAAGGTTTATATTTGTTTGCAGAATGGAACAGATCCAGAGAATGTATCAGGAAGACCTTCTCTAGATCAACCTACTTTTACTGATTTAGAACCAAAGGCAGCAGGTGATAGTGGTGATGGTTATATTTGGAAATATCTTTATACTATTAAACCAAGTGATATTGCAAAATTTGATTCTACTAATTTTATGCCTGTCCCTGATGATTGGGAAACAAGCACAGCAAATGCTTCTATAAGAGATAATGCATCTAATAGTGGACAATTAAAGATTGCTACTATTATTAATAGGGGAGCTGGTATAGGAACTGCTAATAGAACTTATACTGGAGTTCCTATCAATGGAGATGGTTCTGGTGCAGAAGCAACAATTGTTATTAATAATGATGCTAAAGTAGAATCTATCAATATTGCAAAAGGTGGATCAGGTTACACTTATGGAACTGTAGATTTAGCTTCTGGTGGTGTTCCTACTGGTACAACTTTACCAATATTTAATGTAATTATTCCACCTCAAGGTGGACATGGAGCAGATATTTATAAGGAATTAGGAGCAAATAATGTTTTAGTTTATTCTAAGATAGAAAATGACACAGAAAATCCAGATTTTGTAACAGGAAACCAGATTGCCAGAATTGGAATAATAGAGAATCCTCAAGCATATGATTCAACTTCCAATTTAACTCTTTCTAAAGCAAGTTCTCTTTATGCTTTAAAATTAACTGGGGCAGGTTATACTACTGCTACTTTTAATTTGGATGGTCAAGTCACTCAAACTGTTGGGGTAGGATCTACTGCTGTAGGAAGAGTTGTTTCTTATGATCAAACAACTGGGGTTCTTAAGTATTGGCAGGATAAGAGTTTGGTTGGATTTAATACTGATGGTTCTTTGAAAACAGATCCTACTTATGGTTATTCTTTACATGCATTTACAGCAAATCCCACTACTGGAGGAAATGTTAATATTGCTAGTAATGAAGGTACTTTGGGGATAGATACCAACTTTGGAACATCATCTAGTCCTGGTATAAGTACAGTAATAAATAATAGAACATATTACCTTGGACAGAGTTTTACTCAAGGAGTTTCTAATCCTGAAGTTAAGAAGTACTCTGGAAATATAATTTATGTTGATAACAGACCTTCTATTACTAGGTCTGCTAACCAAAGAGAAGATATCAAAGTCATTTTGCAATTCTAAAGAATCATGCCACAGGAAACCAATTTAAACGTCGCTCCTTATTTTGACGATTTTGATAGAGAGTCTAATTATGTTAAAATATTATTTAAACCAGGAACTCCAGTACAAGCAAGAGAATTAACTGGTATTCAATCTGTCCTTCAAGATCAGATTGAAAAATTTGGCAGTCATGTTTTTAAAGATGGAACTTCTGTAACTGGCGGTGGAGTTAGATGGAATCCTGGATTTCATACGGTTAGAATTCAACAATCCAATGAAGGAATAGATGTAAATTCATATCTAAGCGATCTTAAAAATCAAGTAGTAATTGGTAGTGTTTCTGGAGTAAAAGCAAAAATAAAAGCTTTTATTAAAAATGATGATGCTTATATTTTATATGTTTCTTATTTAAATACTGGAGGAGAAGATAATCAAAGATTTGTTTCTTCTGAGAGTTTATTATTAGATAATAAAGTATTAACTACTAGATCCGATGGTTTAGTTTTTCAACCAGGAGAACCTTTAGCGCAAGTAACTCCTATAGATTCTACATTCGTAGGATGCGGTGCTCAATTATCTAGTGGAATTTATTTTATAAGAGGATATTTTGTTGAGATAGAAGAGCAAATTATTTCTATCAATCCTTTTACCACTGATGTTAATGCTAAAATTGGATTAAAAGTTTCTGAGACTATTGTTAGTCCAAATATGGATTCTAGTTTAAACGATAATGCAGCAGGGTATAGTAATTATACTGCTCCAGGAGCTGATAGATTACATATAGAAATAGAATTAATAGCTTTACCTATAACTGAAGATAAACCTGTAGATTTTATAGAATTGATGGAGATTAGGAGTGGTTCTATAGCATCTGTTTCTAATTCTAATACTCAATATAATGAATTATCTGAAGAATTTGCAAGAAGAACTTATGATGAATCTGGTAATTATTATGTTAACCCATTTTCAATTATTGCAAAAAATACTTTAAATAATTATGAGGGAAATAATGGTATTTTTAGTTCAGATCAAATAACATACAATAATAACGTTCCATCAGATGATTTAGGTACTTATAAAATTTCCCCTGGAAAAGCTTATATTGATGGATATGAAGTAGAAACTATAGTTCCTGGATTTTTAGATTTTAATAAACCTAGAACTACAAAAACTTTAGAAAATCAAAGTATAAATTATGTTACTGGTCCTACATTTACCTTAAATAGGGTTTCTGGATCTCCTCAGATAGGAATAGGAACTGATTATACTGTAAGTTTAAGGGATCAAAGAATAGGGGCTGCAGTTACTACTGCTGCTGGTAGTGAAATTGGATTAGCAAGAGTATATGATTTTGCTTTAGAATCAGGATCTTATGACGCCGCTAATTCAAATATAAATGAATGGGATATTGCTTTATATGATATTCAAACATACACTAATATAACTTTAAATGCTGCTACTACATTAGCTGTTCCTACCCACATTAAAGGAAAATCTAGTGGAGCTACAGGATATTTAAGGTATGAAGTGAATTCTGGAACTGCTGTTACAGCTTACAATACTAAAGGTAAATTTATTACTGGAGAACAATTTATTTTTAATGGAGTAGAAAGTGGAAATATTTCAGTAGGATCAACTTCATATAGCACCAGTGATATTAAATCTATACACGGAACTGTAGGTACAGCTAATACTTTTAGTGGCGATGTAAAACAAAGTTCTTTAGTTAATATAGGACAAGTTAAAATTACAGATCCCCCTACTGCTGGAGCTTCTGCTGGTATCAGTACTGTTACTTTTACAGATCCTAATAAATTCTTTATTGGAATTGCTACAGTTGGAAATATAGTAGAATATACTAATTCTGGATTAAATACTACTTCTTATGCAAAAATAGAGACTGTATCTCAAAGATCTTTAACTATATCAGGAGTTACAACTGTTACTGGTATTTGTGAGGGTGGATTGCCATCAACAGCAATTAACCCTTCTAACTTTAAGATACTTACTTCTCAATTCCAATCTTCTACTGATAATAATTTATACACTACTCTTCCTAATAAGAATATATCTAATGTAGATTTAACAAGATCATCAATTGTTATTAAAAAACAGTTTGATGTAAATATTACTAATAATTCGACTGGAGTTATCAATAGTGGAAGTTCAGATGAAACATTTTTACCTTTTGATGAAGAAAGATATGTTTTAATGAGAACTGGAAATGGTGTAGATGATTTCGGTGGAACAGAATCACTTTCTTCTGATAAGATTAATTTTAATACTGGATCAACTCAAATTACTATTAATGGTTTAGGTAGTAATAGTGCTGCTAAGTTGATTGCTACTTTGAGAAAAATTAATGTTACAGAAAAAATTAAAGAAATACAAAAAATTAATACTTTAAATGTAGTAGGTTCAGCAAATTCAACATCTGGTATTGGAGCCACTACACTTAATGATGGACTTTCATATAATAATGTATATGGTACTAGAGTACAGGATGATGAAATTTCTTTAAATGTTCCTGATGTTATGAAAATTCATGGAATATTTGAGTCTAGCAATTCTAGTGATCCACTTTTACCTAAAGCAACATTAGTATCTATTAATAGTTCAACTGGTAAAACAGGAGATCTTTTGATAGGTGAAAAATTTGTTGGAAATACTAGTAAATTTACTGGAATTTATGTAAGTAAAAATGATGATTCCAATATTAACTATATTGCTTTGAATGATTTAAATCTTCAAGAAGGAGAAATTATAACTTTCCAAGAATCTGGAATTTCTGCTACATTATCTGCTTTAACTATAGGTTCTAATAATATTGTAGATGAGTTTACTTTAGATAATGGGCAAAGGGATACCATTTACGATTATTCTAGATTAATAAGAAAACCTGGTTACGATACTCCCACTAAAAAATTAACAATTGTATTTGAATCTGCTTATTTTTCATCATCTGATACTGGAGACGTGACAACAGTTAGTTCTTATAATGATTTTGATTATAAGGATTTACCTAAAATTAATGATGATAGAGTTAGTGATATTATTGATATAAGACCTAGAGTTTCTGATTTCTCTGGAACTTCTTATTCTCCTTTCGAATTCTTAGGAAGAAGTTTTACTGCTGATGGAAATTCAGCTAAGAATATTTTAGCTTCTGATGAATCTAGTGTATTGGATTATTCTTACTACTTACCTAGACTTGATAAGATATATTTAACTAGAGATGGGGTTTTTCAGTTAATTAACGGAGTTCCTAGTGATAATCCAGAATGGCCAAATAATATTGATGGAAGTTTAGAAGTTGCTTCTATTAAGTTACCAGCATATCTATATGATATAAATGATGTAAGTATATCTCTTGCTAATTATAAGAGATATCAAATGAGGGATATTAGTAGACTTGAGAATAGAATTGAAAATTTAGAGTTTTATACATCACTTTCTTTATTAGAAGATAAAACTTTTAATACACAGATTACCGATGTGGATGGATTAAATAGATTTAAATCTGGATTTTTTGTAGATGATTTTTCAAATACAGATAATCAAATTAAAAAGACAATAGTAAAGAATTCTATTGATTATCAGAATGGAGAATTACGTCCATCCCATTACACCACAGAACTTGATCTTAAATTAGATTTAAATAGTTCTAATGGCATAAGAAAAACTGGTAGGGTATTAACTTTAGATTATGATAGTGTAAAGTTTATACAACAATCTTTTGCCTCAAGAGTTGAAAATGTCACACCTTATCTTGTAAATTATTATAGTGGAACTATAGATTTACTTCCATCATCAGATATATGGATAGATCAAGTAGAACTTACTGCTGCTAATGAAGATCTTACTACTTATACTCAAAGTACAGAAGAATTAAGTGCTTCTGAATTTGATTCAAGAAGTGGATATGGTCCAGTAACATGGGGTAATTGGAATAATAATTGGTCAGGAAATAGTGGAACTGCTACTAGAACAGGAACTAAACAACTTGTTAGAGAAACATTTAGTACTAGAAATGAAGGACCTAAGGTAATTGATACTCAAATAATTTCTAATCTGAGATCTAGGAATCTTAAATTTGATGCTAAAGGATTAAAACCTCAAACTTCAATTTATGCATTTCTTGATGGACAAGATATTAATAATTATATTGTTCCTAAACTTCTTGAAATTTCAATGACTACTGGAACATTTGCAGTAGGTGAAACAGTTGTAGGAACAAATAGTAATGGAGATGAGTTGATTAGATTTAAAGTGGCTCAATCTAATCATAGAAGTGGTCCTATTGATGATCCTACTTCAATATACAAAGCTAATCCATATTATCAGTTTACTCCCTTGTATTTGGGATTGTCTATTTTAGTTGATAATATTGTTCCCACTCAATCAAATACTGCTAATACAGATTCTTCTCTTGCTGGAGAAGTTATTAGAGTTCCTGAATTATATTCTTCAACTTCAAGTATTCTTAATGTAGATATCACCAGTTTAGCTGAAAAATCAGATAACACATATCATGGGTATGTTGAGAAGGGTATTAAATTGGTAGGACAAACATCAAATGCTCAAGCAACTGTTTCTGATGTAAGACTTAGAAGTGATAGTACTGGAAGTTTAATTGGTTCTTTCTTTATTCCTAATCCTAATAATACTAGTTCTCCTAAGTTTGAGTCTGGTAAAAAAGTATTTAGACTTACCAGCAATAAGTTGAATAGTCAAATACCTGGAAATGTTACTACAGACGCTACTCAAGTATTTGAATCTACTGGAACTCTTGAAACAGTTCAATCTACTATTATCAGTGTAAAAAATATTCATACTGATATTTTAACAAGAACAGAAACTAAATCCATTAGTCGCGGAGGCGGTGGAGGTGGTGGTAGTAGTAATAATAATAATACAGGTGGTGGTGAAACCACAACTCATAAAGTTATTACTTGCAATATTCCTATAGGAACCGACTTAACTGGGCATTTCGCTGGTAGCAAAACTGTCGAACAGACGGTTGATACTACTGGTACTGTAGTTAGTGAAACAGTTGTTAAAATAGATGATCCAGTTAATGATGCATATTTAGCAGCATTTGGTAGAAATGCTGATGCAGGTGGAAAATTATATTGGACTAAGCAAGTTGAGTCTCAAGGAGTTGATATGAGTGATTCTGCTGCAGTGCAAGCAGCAGTTGAGGTACATCTTAATGCTTCTACTGAAGGTCAAGATGTAGCAGCAGGAAAACAAAAGACTGTTGCTGAATATATTGCAGATAAGAAAGAGTCATCTATGGCAGATGGTTCTTGGAATGAAGGAACATTTGGAGGACCAATAAAATCTGGTACATATCAATTAATATCAGAAATGGACCCTGATTGTCCTGCAGGAGGTGATCCTTTAGCACAAACGTTTAGGGTTGAAGCTTCTAGTGGAGTTTATATTACTGAAGCAGATGTTTATCTAGCATCTAAAGATGAATTCTTACCTTTAGTTGTTCAGTTAAGAACTGTTAAATTGGGACTTCCTACTACTGAAATTATTCCTTTTGGTGAAGTTGTAATCGATCCTGAGGATGTTAATATATCTGAGGATGCAACTGTTCCCACTAAAGTCACTTTCCCATCACCAGTTTATCTTCCAGGTGGACAGACTTATGCTTTAGTTCTTCTTTCTATAAGTAATGATTATACTGCTTGGATTTCTAGAATGGGAGAAGTTGATATTCAAAGTGTAGATAATCCAGAATCTGAGCAAGTAATTATCAGTTCTCAGCCTACTTTGGGATCTTTATTTAAATCCCAAAATGGCGAAACTTGGAATGCAAGTCAGTATGAAGATTTGAAATTTACTCTTTATAAAGCTGTATTTAATACTCAAGAAGGAAATATTAATTTTACCAATCCACATTTAGTGACACAATCAGATGATATTCCACCATTACTTAAAGATTCTTTTAGAATCTCATCTAATAAAATTAGAGTAGGATTTAATACTACTATATCTGATACTGGAATAACTTTAGGTAATATAGTTCAGCAAATGGGTAGTAATGCTACAGGAAGATATGTTGGGTATGCTGGAACAGCAACTGGTAATTTAACAATTTCAAATCCTGGTGTTGGATATACACCTTCATCTGGTAGTGAAACATATAACCATGTTCCTATGGTCACTCAAACTGGAAGTGGTAGAAATGGAACATTAAATATGACCATAACCAATGGAGTTGCAGTTGCTGCAACTGTAGTAAATGGTGGTAGTGGTTATGAAATAGGTGATGTTGTTGGTGTTTCTACTGTAGGATTAACTTCATTAGGAAAGGATATTCAATTCTCTATTGCTTCTTTAACTGGAACTAATGAATGGGTTCTAGATAATGTTCAAGGAGAGTTTGCTACTGGTGTGGGTAAGACATTCCAATATGTAACAGGAGCTGGTACTACTATTCTTAATTATGCTGCTGGAGGAAATGTATGGTTATCAGGATCTCCAGTAACAGTTACTGATGGTTTGCATATTAAAGTAAATCAGAAGAATCATGGAATGCATTCCACTCAGAATGTGGTAACTTTGAATGATGTTCAATCTGATGTTCCAGCAACTACTTTATCTTCTGATTATGATTCTACATCTACAGGATCTATCATTGTAAATGATGGAACAAACTTTAGTGAGTTTGAGAATGTAAGTGTTGCTACTACTAACTTAGGATATGTTAAAGTTGGAAGTGAAATTCTATCATACAGTGGAGTATCTGAGAATACATTAACTGGGGTTACTAGAGGAGTTGATTCTACTCAAACATTATCTCATAGTGAGGGTGATTTTGTTCATAAGTATGAATTGAATGGAATTTCATTGAGAAGAATTAATAAAGATCATAATCTTGCAGATTCTACAGTATCCGAGTCTATTGGTCTTGATCACTATAATATTAAAATTGATACATCTGCTAATGGAGTAGATAGATCAGTTGGAACAAGTCTTCCAATTCTGCATTTTAATGATAGTAAGTCTACTGGAGGAAATAAGATTCTTTCTACTGAAAATATACCATTTGATATTATAACTCCTATAATACAAAATATTACTCCAAGGGGTACAAATTTAACTGCTCAAGTTAGAACAGTTACTGGATCTAGTGTAGATGGATCAGAAACTCCATTCCAAGACAAGGGATTTGAGAATATTAGTTTAGTTACTGATAATTATATGTCTAGTCCTAGAATAGTTGCTTCTAGAATAAATGAGACTACATCATTAACTACTCTTCCAGATAATAAATCATTTACTTTAAATTTATCTTTCACAGGAGGTGATCTTACAGTTTCTCCTATGGTAGATCTTGATAGAATTGGAATGATTTTTACATCAAATAGAGTTAATAATCCAATTAGTAACTTTATTACAGATAATAGAGTTAATACATTGAAGGATGATCCTAATGCTTTTGTATATGCATCAAAACCAATTACTTTAGAATCAGGATCTACTGGAATTAAGATTTATCTGGCTGGACATATTAATTTAACTAGTGATATTAGAGCATTTTATGCTATTCCTGAAGAACCTAATGATGAATTAATTTATCAACCTTTCCCTGGATATAATAATTTATTATCTACAGGGCAGGTAATAGATCCATCTAAAAATGATGGATTACCTGATAAAGCTCTTCCTAAGACTGATGTTATAGCATATACATCAGATCAAGTAGTATGGAAGGATTATGAATTTACTATTGATGATCTTCCTACTTTTAGGCATTTTAGTATTAAATTGGTAGGTACTGGTACTAACCAATCTCAACCACCTAGAATAAAAGATCTTAGAGTAATTGCACTTGCATAATATGAAAGTTAAAGGACATAATAATCTCATAAGAGATGAAAATAGTAATGCTATTGTGAATACAGATTCTTCCGAATATAATAACTATCTTTCACTTCGTGCTAAAAGAAGGCAAGGAAGTGAAAGAATAGATAATATGGAGAATGATTTGAAATCTTTAAAGGATGATATTAATGAAATCAAAACTTTACTAAAAGCACTATCTAATGGCTAAAAACACTCTTACTTTTGACCCCAGTTCAGGTGTAGCCTATGGTGTCAATCTAACTATCAACACTGGAGCAGATTTGGATGCTGATTATACTGTAGTTGGCACTTCTGGAACTGCTTTTGACTTTACTGGATATAGTGGTTCTGCTCAACTTGCAAAGAGTGTAGCAATTGGATCATCACAACATGCAATAAAAACTTTTGAAGTTGGTTTTACTAGTGCTAAAGGTGGAGAGTTTAGGTTATCGTTAGGTTCTACTGCTACTAGAACTTTAACAGAAGGTAGATATGTATATGATGTTTTAATAGGGTCTGGTTCATCAGTTTATAGAATAGTATCAGGAGATGTGTTAGTTATAGCAGGTATCTCTTCTGCTCCTTCCTAAATAAT